GCATCATCTTCTTGGTTAAGAGTTCCATCGCCAAGTCTTTCTGTAACACTTTTTGCTGTTTTTTCACCAGGTAAAATAAACTTATCAAATGGGTGATTTATTTCATTGTTAAGAATTTTTTTTATAATTTTATCATTAGTAAAATAATTTGTATCTTTGTTAATATTTCCAGTAACAAACTTTGAATTATAATCAAAAATTTGTTGATTATGATCTTGGTTATTAGTGTAATATCTTGAAAGTTCATTTGTATCTACACCTCTATAAGAGTTATTATTTCCCTGTATAAGTTTAGCAACTCTTTTTTTAAATTCTAAACCTTGTTCTCCTTCAGCAATACTTATTGATTTAGATTGAAATTCGGCTTTAACTCTTAATTGTTGTTTTAGTTTTTCTCTATCTTCTGATTTAATTGATGTAAAATTTTTTGGATCATCAAGAGCTATTAATGCTGCATAAGCATTATTATTTGCAGCTTTGTTTACCATTTCAGTTTCAATCATCATTGGTAATTTGTCTCTAAATTGAGTTGTATCTAGTGGTCCCTTTAATCCATCAAGTTCTAATTGTTTATAATCGTTTAATACTTCTTGAGATAATATTGAAAATGAAAAATCATTTCCAGAATTAACAGTATCAAATATTTTTGATTTTATTTTTGTTTCTGTTTGGTCTGTTCTTGCTGTTACCAAATTATCTCTAGTTTTAGTTAAAATACTTGTTGCATAATTTGGTCTTTCTTTTGCAATATTTGTTTGAAAATATTTTTTAGCATAATCATTAGTTGCTTTACCTGAATAATCTTGAACTATTGAATTTAATTTTTCATCAAAATATTTTATTCCTTCCTCTGGATTTGTTTTTGTTTCAGCTTCTTTTTTTGCATTAAAAATTTCTGTTTGTGCATCAATGTATAATTGATCTGCTTCAGATTTTGATGCTATATCTCTTTCTTTAACATAGTATTCTGCAATTGCTGAACCAAATTTTGTAAAACTAGTTTCTAATGGTACTTGTATGTTTGCTTTAACTCCACCAACTTCTGATGTTGGTCTTGCTTGTGTTTCAAATGTAGGTATTTTTGGCATTATTGATTCCTTACACTATAGTGGTAATTATTATATTCGCTTTTGTAATCTCTTGTCATAATTATTTCATTCCTAATAAGCTAGTGCCAGTACTCATTAGTGTACTTATTTGAGCTGATCTTGCAGTTTGTCTAGCAATTTGTCCCTGTATTCTAGAAAAATTTGCTTCTTCTAATTTCTTTGCTTGACCAACTTGAGAATTATATTCCATAATATTTTTTTGTAACTCAGCTTCTTCTGCATTAGCTCTTAATATTCTTAAACCACTTCCAGATAAATCTGCACCAGTTTTTAAAATTCTAGTTGTAGTTTGTCCCTGTACCTGTACAAATTGTTTATCAAATCTTCCTAAATCAAACTCTAATTGTTTTTGCATTTGAGCAGCTTCTTGCTCTGCAATTTGTGCATTACGATTTTGTACTGATTGATTAAACTTACCAGCAGCACCTTGTTGTTGGAACTGTGCTACTCCTAAAGCTCCTACTACATAAGGTATTGCTGGTGCTGCAAATGCCATTAGTAAATCCTCGCAAATCTATAATGATCGCTACCATCAAAACCATAGTGTTTCATTAATCCTTCATTAGTAAATCCTAACCACTTAGCAAATCTAATTCCAATACCAAAGTCTGCACTAACTGCAGTTTGTAATCTTTTAATATTATTTGTTTTAGCTAAGTAATCTAAATTTTGTTTAACTGCTTTTGCAATTGTTATTGGATAGTTCCATACATCATTTTTAGCAATAAACCAACCTTCAGCTACATTACCCCAAACTCTTTTCATACCAGCTGCAGCAATTACCTTATCATTAATTAACCCTGTAAATGCCATACCTTCTTGTTCTAAAGACATACATTCATTATTTGTATCATTGATAATAAATGATCCATCTTTTTGTGTAAGCATGTGGTTCATTTGTGATTGCATTATCAGTTTGCCATGATCTTGTTTATAAGGAATTATAATTAATCTATTAGTCATTTGTAATCAATTCTGGGTATAACGATAAAATTGTTAAAGGTAAAGGTTGAGTTTGGCGTACATAAATAAAACCATCAGTTTCATAGTTACCTCTGAACTCTACTTCCTTATCACCTGTAAATACTGGGATAGCATTATCCATTAAAGTTGCTGAAGATCTAAATGGTATTGCTTCCATATTATCTAGATCTGGACCAACTTCTACACCAACAGATTCATATAATCTGATAGCAATATTAAATATTCTTTTTGTTTTAGATTGTGATGTACCATTCTGAGATCCAGCATCTAATCTCATTGTTTGTAATAGTGATGTGTAAGATAATCCAACTTTAACTTTATTAACAAATCTTGCTAAAGTTATAGAACCTGATGCTACAGTTTTATCTGGATGAGTTGCACCACTTGCAAGAACAGATACAGATTGTCCCTCAAGATGATCTAATCCTGTTACTGAATTAACAACTTGATATACAGCTACCCCAGCTGTGTGTGATGCTGCTGTAGTGCTATTGGTTGCTCTTGTGCAACCTGTTAATGTATTTGTAGATATTCCTGTGTAGGTAATTAATTCGTTATCTATTTTAACTGTACCAGTAGTTGTAAATGAAGTAGCAGATGTTAATACAATAGAACTTGCAGAAGTATTGATGGTAGTATTAAGAGTTGTACTAGCACCAGCATATTTTAATTGTGAATCTAAAAAATTAAATTCTGTGTTATCTGTTTCATCAAAATCAAATTCATTTATATATTCTACATAACGTCTTGTTACACCATTGATTGTGCGTTTAACAACAACCCATGTTTGATATTCTTTATCATCGGTTGGAATAGTAGCAATGGATTCGCACATAGCAATATCTGATCCAAATGCACCACCAAATGTATGTTGATGCCAAGCAACAACTTGTTGTTCTCTTTGGTAAGTTAAACCAATTAATTTTCCATCTGCTCTTACACACCAAATAATTTGATTAGGCTCTTGTTGGTAAGACATAGATTCAATTCCAGATTCTGAAATATGCTCAGCAAGAATAGTCATGTCAGGTGCAACATATCCATCAACGTCAAAGTTATAAGCTAGTTCTCTAATCTTTCTTTTAGCTCTTTGTAAAAATAGAGTTACGTTTCCTACTGGTATGCCATCTATATTTGCACAGCCATGATTAGATTGTTTTTTAATTAATATGTTTGTTGGAGTTACAGGATCATCTGTACCACCTCCTGATACTGAAAATTCTCCACCTACTGTACCCACAATTAATGTTCGTGTTGCAGATAAGAAACGAATAGCATTAACTTGGTTAGATGCGATGGTATAAATAATAGCATCATCATCTGCTACAGTGCCTCCTCTATTCTCATCCATGCTTTCATAATCACCTGATTTAGAAAAGAATAATGTTTGTGGTTGAGATTCTGTTCCTGCAAATACTAATCTTTGTTCATAGAAAGATACGCAAGAAGGATAACCTGTATATTCTGACCAAGCTCCCATAGCCCAGTCAGTAGATGCTGTGTTAGAAGTCATGTCTTGTAAAACTTCTACAGTTACAACTGTTGTGCTGGTACGAGCTGTTATTTCTGCATAACCAGTTTTAAATCTTATTAATCTACCAATATCAATGGTTTGAAAACCTGTGTTATCATTAATTCCTGTTATTGCAGATGCAGTTAAAGTTCTACCAGCTCCAACTGTATGTGCTGACATAGTAAATGTTGTAGTTGTTGTATTATCATCTAAGTAGGGTCCATCAGTAAAATCTACTTCTGTAATAGTCCAAGAGGTATGACCAGTTCTAGATAATTTTTTAACAGAATAATCAGGATGACAAATGTACATAACGTCTGCTGATTGTGCAAATTTTAAAGTTGGTAGATTTGCAGTTAGATAAGTTGTTGTTAATGTATAAACTCTATTTGCAATACCACCTGATGAATATGCAGTGTAAGAAGTTGTATTAACATTAGCACCATCTATATCTTTTAATTGAAATGTATTAGTTGCAACACTAGCAACTGTAAATCTTTTACCATTAACTTGTGTCATTCCTACAACACCAGATATAACAACTGTATCTCCATTAGAGAAACCATGAGCTGCAGATGTAACAACACCTGGGTTTGCTTGTGTAATTCCTGTTATTGTTTTATTGGATTCTAATATTGCACCATCGTCTTTATAGAAACGAATATAAAGATCACCAAATTCTAAAATGTAAGTTTGTGTTGTTGAAAATTCAAAAGGTATTAATCTTGTAAATGCTGATGATGTTTTAACTTCAGCTACAAATGTTGTACCTGGTCTTCTAGCTGCAGATCCATGAGGATAAACAACCATGTTTTGTAAAGTTTTGCAACCAGATGAATATTTAGCTAAATCATTTCTACCATCTAAACGTGGTGATAATTCTCCGCCTGTAAAGTTTGTTAATTGTACAGCAACTCTAGCCATGGTTTTTAAAACCTAGAGTTAATAAACGTATTTGAATCTACTACAGATGCCATACCTGATTCTTGGTCTGTGTTATATCCTTCTGTTGAATCTACGAATCTAGCATCTTTTAATTTTTCTTGATATAAAGCATACATTTGTTGAGCAACTGGATTAGATGAAGTTACTGCATAAGCAATATCAGCAGCTAGTGAAGCACTTATAACTTCTCTTAGTAATTGATCATATTCGTTAGGATCTTCAACTCTTGAGATATATAATATTTTCATAGAAGAAGAATAAGATAAAATCTTTCTACCCTCTACAACATAATCAGATTCATAATCTAAAATTTTTATTAATCTTAAACAATCAGAGGGTAATGTAAATTGATATGTAAATCCCCAAGCTGGTGTGGCTGTGTCTGCTGCAAGTTCAACTCTTGTTAATAAACAATTCCAAGGATGATGTCTAAATATTGCATCTCTAATATTTGCATATCTAGCATTGCAAAGCCTTGCGTTTTTTGAATCTTCTGTAAGGGAAAGAATAGTTGATGCACCTAATTGATTTAAAGCTCCATTACAAATTTCTACAACTGATGCCATATTAAACTTTCTTTATAATATATTTACGTCTTAATTGCCTAGGTTTTACTAATGCAAAGATCTCAGCTTCTGTGAGTTCTAAATGTTTATCAAAACCTTGATGTGCTGTTGATGTATATTTAAATCTATCAACTAGAACATAGCGATAGATATAATCTTTATTTTGTAAATGTAAAATTGTTTTTACGTTGTCTGTCTTCTTCATAATAAACAGTGGGGATTTTACTCCCCACTATTTAAAATAGTATTAATCTACTACGTATCTGATGGCAACTTGAACCACACCTGAAGCAGTACCACCTGCTAAAGTTATAGTTATAGGTAATCCATCTTGATCAGCATCAACTACTGAACCTGCACCTAAAGCAATAGTTGCTAAGATGTCTGTTCTAGCAGCAGAAGATGTAGATGTCGCAGCTAAATAAGCAGCTGCTGATAAAGCAACTGTTGTGCCTGCAGCATTTTTATAAGCACCATATCCAACTGATAAAGTTGTAGATGCACCTAATGCAGCATTAGTTAAATAGCCATCAATAAGTCTTGCTCCATTTGGTAAATTAACCATTTGAACAACGTCAGCGATAGCTGCAGATGCTAATGTAACATCAGCAAATGCAATTCTCATTCTTCCGCCTGTTTCATTTGGTTTAATCTTTTCAGATGGGACGTTTTGCGACCATTTAGTTTTTTGTGTTGAGTATAATGTAGCCATTATATTTTTTCCTTTTTAGTTAATGTTATTCGTCGCAAGCTATTTCGACAACTTTTTCTTCTTCCATACGAGTAGCACCAATGCTCATAGCGTAGTAAACTTGAGTGCTGTACGATTTGTCAGCTCTCTCGTCAATTCTAGCTAGAACATCTTGACCAATCGCTAATTTAATAGCGTCAGCTGTGAATGCGTATGCAAGTCTGTCGTCTGTGTTTGTTGCGTCAAGTTTTAATCTATTTGTAACAATAAATTGAAAGCCTAAGAAAGAATCAACTTGACCCTGTGCTAGAGCTTTAACTGTATTGAAATCACTAGATGTTACTTGTGTTG